AACTATTAGATCCAAAACAGGAATTGTTTTTAGAAAACTATTTGAACCCAAAGAATAGCAATTTTGGGAATGCTTTAAAATCAGCTTTGGCGGCAGGATATAGCCAAGAATACTCAGAGAATATAACAAGCCTGATGCCCGATTGGCTATCGGAAAGTATAGGCAATATAGATGTCTTAAAAAAAGCGGAAAAACGGCTGAATGAAACATTAGATTTAGAAGTTAAAGAAGGTGATAAGGTAGATAGTAATTTATTAAGGATAGTTATAGATGTCGCTAAGTTTGTGGCTGAAAGAATAGGAAAGAATAAATATTCAACCAAGCAAGAAGTAGAACATTCGGGGGAGATAGAACACGAAGTAAAGCTTAATGAAGAAACAGCAAAAATCTTAGAAGAATTTATCGCATACAGGAAAACCAAAATATGATATACGCCTTACTGATTATTATAGTCGGAGAATTGGCGGGATTGATATACCTTAATTTCAAGAAACTCCCGACAGAAACACAAAAGGAAGTGCTGAGGAAGGTTGAGCCGGTGAAGACAGAGGTGGTGGATTGGATGCCGCCAAAAGAAGAAGATGAGTTGGCGGAAGAAGAAGTAAGAAAAACAATGATATAATATGGTTTATATTAAAAGACAAAGGATGTTATCGGGCAGGGATGAGCAGGCGATAAGGGAGGTTGGGCAGCAGCCATTGGACAAGGATGGTTGGACAAACGATATTTTTGATAAGAAGTACGGCAAGAAGGACAATCCCTTTGCCGGCACAGACCGAGATAGAAAAAACAGAAAAAAGTATTTTTAGATTATGATTGGAGGTTTAACCCCCGGACAAGTCAGCCAAGCAACTTGGAAGGAGTCCTGCCTGCTCTGGGCAATAGACAATCAGATAAAGACGGAGAAGGGAACTCCGATTGAGTTTGCGGACCATAAGTTCCTGAAGGATATTTATGATGACTTTGCGCCATTGCAAGTAGTGAGGAAAGCATCACAGATAGGGTTTTCAACAATGGAAATACTGAAGACGCTATGGCTGTGCAGGTATCGGGATTACAACATAATATACACGCTTCCGACATTTTCAGATGTGGGTCAGTTTGTCCCGTCAAAAGTCAATGCTTTAATACAGAACAATCCAATACTGGCGAGGTGGACAAAAGACAAGGATACCATATTCCAAAAGCAGGTTAACAAAGGATTTATATATTACAGGGGCACATTTTCAAAGGGGACAACAGGCAAGGAAATGGAATCTGCGGTGGGCATAATGTTTTCAAGTGATGTGAATGTCCACGATGAATGCGACAGGTCAGAACAGGACATATTGGAGCAGTATGAGTCAAGGCTGGAAGCGTCAAAATACAGAGGCAGGTGGTACTTCTCAAACCCCACTGTGCCGCAGACCAAATCACAAGAGTTATATGAAAAATCAGACCAAAAACACTGGTTTATTAAATGCGAACATTGCGGCAGATGGCAATACCTTGACTTCTGGAAAAATATACAAGCGGGGAAATATGTTTGTGATAAATGCCAAGGTGAAATATCCGACGAAGCGAGGAGGAGCGGGCAATGGGTCAAGAAATATCCCAATAGAGACATATCAGGTTATTGGATACCTCACCTTATCTGCCCGTGGATTTCAGCCCGGCAAATCCAAGAAGCGTATGAGAATAAAACAAAGCAATACTTTTACAATTTCGTTCTGGGGCTACCCTACATCGGGTCTGATATAACGGTAAATAAAGATATTATATTGAGGAACATAGACCTGGCAGAGCCGAACTTCCAGGAACATAATGTCCTGGGGGTGGATCAGGGGCTTCAGAAACACTGGGTATTAGGGAACTCACAGGGGATATTTGCGGTAGGGCAGACGGAGGAGTGGCAAGACATAGAGGAGTTAATAAGGGTGTATGATGTGGAAACTGCGGTGTTTGACGCATTGCCGGACTTAACAGAACCAAGAAAGCTGAGGAACAAGTATCCGGGCAAGGTGTGGCTTAATTATTACAAGAAGGAGGTGAGGAAAGCAGATTACATATTCTGGGACTATAAGACCCACACAGTATATTCAGACAGAAGCAAGATAATACAGCTTGTGATAGACGAGATGGTCAACCGCAAAATCAGGTTTCAGATGAAGAAGGATGAGCTGGGGGAATACATAAGGCACTGGAGTTCGCTTTATAAGACAACGGAGCAGGACAGCTTGGGGCTGGAGAGGGATGTGTGGGCTACAACAGGCGAAGACCACTTTGTACACGCTACCAATTACTTCAGGCTGGCGTTGGAGAAGACACCGGGCGAGGAAACGGAAGTCAAGGAATGGGCAAAACAGGATATAATCCACAGCAACATAGCCCCTGATATTAAGTAAGAAATCAGGAGGCAAGAGCAATATGAATAAATGGAGGTAAAATAATATGTCAATTTTAAACGAAGGAGCAGAAAACAATTTAGATACAATAATCACAAGTTATCGTGATAATTTAACCTACAAAGCCAAAGACAGTGATTTGGTTGCGGCTATAAACAAAGCCATAGAGGAGTCAAAGACGCTGAAGGAGAAGATGGACAATATAGGGAAGATGAACAAGCTCTACTGGAAAGTGGGGACAAACAAGGACTTAACACGATTACATCCCAAGAAAGCCAAGATAGTCAATAACAGGATATTCACGGACATTGAAACAGCCATACCCATCCTTACGGCAGAGCCGCCAGAACCCACAATAATCGGGCAGATAGACAATAAGAGCAGGATAATACTTGAAACAGGGCTTGAGATAGCGTATGAGGTCAAATACAAAATACAGCAAAAGCTCCAGCAATTAGCAAGGCAGTGGTTTATGTCCCGAATGGGAGTGTGGAAATACAGGTGGGATAAGGGATTTACAACAGAAGTAGTCCTTACAAGGAAAATAGGGTTAGACTCGAGAGCCACCTTAAAGGATAACTGCGAGTATATTTATGAGGAGCTGGAGGATACTATTGAGAATATTACCGCCAAGTTCCCGTCTAAGAAAAAGGACATAGAGAATATCTTCGGCAAAGACCACCCAAAGACAAAGATAAAATACCTTGAATTTTGGGGGGATAACGGCAAATGGGTATGCTGGAAGCTGAGGGATATTATATTAGACAAGAAGAAAAACCCTAACTTTGATTACGAAGACGAAAACAATAACATATTTAATGACCCGCAGTTCCCCTATATATTTTTAAATGTATTTGCTACCGGGGATGAAACCGGAATGTATGACGAAACATCGCTGGTAGAGCAGGCAGCTTCATTGCAGGAAGGGGCGACACAGGAGAAACAGCAGATACTTGACCTGAATGAGGGGCAGAAGCGGGTATGGACAGCTTCAGGCGAGGCAATGAGCGCCAAGATATTTCAGGAGCTCATCAATAAAACAGGCGATTTAGGGGTTTACATGGACAGGAAAGCGCCTGTCGGGGGATTGCAGCAGGTTCAGTCAGGAAAGCCAGACGCTTCATTGTTCAATGATGTGGCAAGCTCTTTGAATGAAGTGGACAATACAATCGGCATACACGCAACAACAAGGGGAAAAGAGCCTGAAAGGCAGGAAACACTGGGAGCACAAAGGCTTCAAATGGGAGCGGATTACGGCAGGTTAGACCTGATAGTCAGGAATATAGAGCAGGCAATGGAAGATTGGTACAACGCATATCTCCATTGCTTGAAAGTATATTCTAATGAGCCGGAATTATTAAGTGATGGCGAGCGGGTGATAGAGTTAATCGGGCAGGACATACCTTCTAACATTATGGTTATGGTCAAGAAAGGATCAACGCTTCCCACTGACAAGCAGACAAAAATGGAGAATGCTATCCAGCTAGCTAAGATAGACAAGATTGACCCGGAGACAATGTTTGAGGAATTGGGCTATGATAATCCTGAAGAGAGAACGCAAAAGCTATACCAGTGGCTTCAGGCGACAGGTAAGATACAACTTCCACAGCCAATGCCTGTTGCAGGGCAACCTGGTGCGGCACAGGGGCAAGGAGGAGGCGACCAGCAGAAACTCCAGCAGGTACAGCGATTAAAGGAATTACTACAAAAGGTCAAACAGCTTCCGCCGGAAGAACAGGCACAGGCGGCAAGCCAAATAGAAGAAGTAGCTAAAAATATACAATAAATATGGCGGATAAAGAAGTAATAAACGCCTTAAAAAGAAGAAGAAGGGGAAAGCCCAAAACCGAGGCCGAAAGGAGGGCTACCCACCGAGCATTGTATGGTACAAATAAATTACCGCCAAGGGGGTTTGGATTAAAATAATATGCCATTTAAATCACAAGCACAAAGAAGGTTTATGTATGCCCGACATCCCAAGATAGCAAAGAGATGGTCTAAGGAATACCCGAACCAGAAGAACCTGCCGGAAAAGGCAGAGGTTATGTCAGCATTAAAAAGAAAAAATAAAGGTCGCAAGTAAAAAATAACTTCCACAGTCCCGCAAGGGGAACGGTGGATTAAACATATGGAAGAGGAAAAAGACCAAGTCGCTTCTGATGTCGCTGAGGAAAAGAACGAAGGCGACCAAGCAGAGGACGAGAAGTCTGAAGAACCTAAAGATGAACTTACTCTTGAGAAGACGGTTGAATTGGTCAAGGGTCTGCAGAAAGGATATACCTTGAGCAGGCAGGAAATCTCCGAGATGAAAGACAACCTAGTTGCCATTGCTGAAAAAATCAATGAGCAAAAAGGCGTTGAATCCGGGGATGAAGAATATCTTACTGCCGGAAAACTGAAGGAAATCCTTACAAAGCAAGCCCAAGACCAAGAGCAGAGGAAGAGTCAAGCCGACAAATACATTGAGGACGCTGTTGGATTTCTAAAGGCGGAAGGCAAAATCACTTCCAAAGAAGATGAAGATGCCTTGATAAATTATGCCTTAGAGATAAAAGAGCCGGACTTGATGAAAGCTGCTACTCTCTGGGGAAGAGAGAAAGCGGCGAGAAAAGAAGGCGAAAGAGACAAAGCCAAAGCTAAAGCCAAGCAAGAGGAAGGTTCTAAAGTAGGCACTTCTTCAAAAACATCTGAAGGAGAATCAAGAGGCGTGGATTACAGCAAGGTCTCAACAGGACAATGGTGGTAATCTAAACTCAATTCCCCGCCAGATAAAAAGAGAGGTTGATAAAGAGAGGTTGGTCGAATTACTAAAATACTAATTTTGATTTACATTAATGGCTGATTTTACGACAAATTCCGAAACCAGTACTTCAACTCTTGAGTACCTTATAGGGAAGACAGTTGATACTGTATTAAACTACTCTCCTGCCACCCTGTTCTTTTTGGGCAACCAAAAAAGATGGCAAGGCACAGAGATGAGGTTTCCCATAAAGTATGATACAAACAGCGAAGGAATGTGGTTTGACGGATTACAGAGGTTCAGCACAACAAAGACTAACAACTTCACCAATATGAAGTTCAGCCCGACTGGCAGGGAAATCAATTGCGTAATCTCCGGTATGGAGGTTGATGTCAACGAGTCCAAGAAGACCATTGACATAATCGCAAGAAGACTGGCGTCAGACGCACAGGATATGGCTTCTGACATTGCCACTTCTTTCTACGCAGTCCAGGCAGGACTGGCATTTAATTCCCTTACCAATATCTGTGATGACGACACTTTAACTGCTTCTGCCACTTATGGCGGATTGTTAAGGGCAGCTTACACAGGATTACAGGGGAATTATGTTGCGATTGGTGGAAACTTAACTCTGACCAATATGAGGACAGAGTTCAATGCTTGTACACACGGACCAGATTCACCAACTTTATTGATAGGTGACAAGACAACTTGGGGATATTACGAGAAGTTGTTAACCCCAACACTTTCCAACCAGATTTCAAGTATGGCTTTGGCGGGTTATCCCAGTTTTGTAGGAGCTACAGCTGGCGGACTGCCAAATATCGCAGCCCCTGGCACAAAATTAAACGCAAGTCAGGGCTTTAGTGCTATCTACTACAATGGGAAACCATTTGTAGCTGATGAGGTTTGTCCTTCTGGTTACTTGTATATGTTAAATACGAGAAGCATTGCTTTCTACGGTTTACCTTCAACAATGGAAGGATACAAGCCAGTTAAGTTCTACTCTGACACAATGGATTCCGTCTACAATGTTCCCGTAACGACTGGTTTCAGTTTCTCTGGATTTAATATGCCCATTGACCAGTATGGAAAAGTTGGACATATAATCCTGATGGGAAACTTGATTAGCGACAATCCCAGACTGAATGGAGTAATGGTCACAATTACAGGCGCATAAGGATAACTAAAAAGCCTTTGGCTATAATAGTTATTCTAAAGAAATGGATTTAAATGACTATATTCCAGCATTGAGATACGGGGCAAAAATACCCCAAGATGCCAATGACATCCAGCTGACAGAGAATTATGTTCTTGTAGGTGATTCATCTACGAATGCTACGGGAGTAGCTTTGTCTGGAGACGCAAGAATGGCAAGCACCGGCTCAATGACCCTTAATTATACAGGGACATTGGTTCAGGGACTTCCGTTTATTGCTTCAAGTGCTTCATTTGGCAGCGCCGAATGGAACACTGGAACAGGTTGGATTAGCGTTCTGTCATCCGCAATAGTCGGGGGCAGAACTCCTTATGTTACTGGTTATACTATCAGAAACACAGGAGATATTGATTGTGCAGGTGGTTCTTCCTTGATTATTGAAACGATTGACGGGGCAAAGATTTGGGAAGTTGCGGCGGCAGGAATGTCACAGCAATCTACTGTAACAGCAGCAGGAACATTATATTCTGTTCTGCATAGCCCATTTACTTGTGCGGGAACAGCAGGATTGCCGGTAGGGATTCATCCTTCAACTGGCTCTCTTACTGGAACACCGACACTTAAAGTAACGATTTGGGGTATTCTGAAATAGTTTCTTTTCTTTGTGAGAAACGGGTCTTTGGCGGCTTCCCTTAAAGAAACCGCCCCTAACCGAAAGGTTGGCTCGTAGTCCCAGTTTGGCGAGCTAAAATAATTCTGAAACTGCGGGGTATAATAAAACCTATTAAAAAATCCAAATAAAACAAAATGGTAAAATTAATAACACCGTTAGACCAGATTGATTCATATGCTAATTACACACCTGGCTCAAGGACTGTTACCAAAGACGGCAACGAATACATTTACTTGCCTGGCGTAGGATTTCTGACGCAATATGACTTTATTTCCTATCAGACAAGCGATGGTTTGTCTTATGGTTCGGTCAAGAGGCTGGCTATAAATACAGGCGGGACGGCTACCGTAGGAGATGTTGCAATAGCCCAGGCGGCTATTGTAGCACCAAAATACGGTTGGTTTCTGATTAAAGGCGTAGGCTGGGGAAATGCCGGAGAGGTAGTTGCCTCAGGTTCTCCGCTTTATGTGTCAGTAGGAACAGTTGCCAAAGTTGGCACTACTGTCACCTCACCCCATATTATTTATGGTTCAGTTGCTTTAGGAGCAGGTATTTCTGCTGGGACTTGTAAGGTTCTGTTGAATTACCCATATTATTTAGGATCAGCGGCATAATACTATGGTAAAGATAACCACACCCATAGATCAAGTTGATAGCACAGCACAATTTACTGTAGGGACAAGAACTCAGACTAAAGACGGAAATGAGTATATTTATCTTCCAGGCACTACTTCTGTTGCCCAATATGATTGGGTTACAATCCACACGGCATCCGCACTATCTTACGGCTCTGTTACAAGACTGGGACAGCTTAATGCCGGGCCTGTGGCTATTGCTCAAGCAGCGATAACTGGCCCGAATTATGGCTGGTTTCAGGTAAAGGGAGTTGGATGGGGTAATGCAGGAGAGCCGGTTTCTGCAGGAAGCGCATTATATGCTTCTGGAACAACAGGATATGTCGGAACAACTGTGGCTTCTAACCATCTTATTTACAGAGCTACTGCTATCGGAGATGGTCAATGCGTACTAACTGCGGCTGGAACTTGCAAAGTGCTGATTAACCATCCTCATCTGTATGGATTTGTGATATAGACATCCTTGTGGTCTTACTCAGCTTTTGGAGGTTTGCTGGGATAAGCTCAGAAGGGCTTAAAAAGGTCGGAGGTTTAACCATTAAATAAAAAATAATATGGACGAAAAACCAATAGTCGCTTCAGGCGACAGATTAGATGTAATCAACCTGACAAACATTGACGGGGAAAACTTTGAAGGAATGCATCTGGGAAAGGTATATCTTATTAAAAGTGGCGAGACTATTCCTTATCCAAGATTTCTGGCTAATCATTTAGCTAACCAATTAGCTTGTAAAATGCTTATCCGGGAAGGAAAGGAATGGACTAATATGCTTTTTAAACAGCCATTACTTGATAAGATACTGGGTCAGGTTGCGGTTTCAGTTGGAAAGCCGGCTGAGGCTGAAGTTGAAGCTCCTCCAGACATTGCAGCAGAAGCTCTTGTTGAGGAAGAATTCCCAGAAGCGCCAAAAGAAGAATTGGCGGAAGAGCCAATAAAAGAAAAACCACAGAAGAGAGGTAGGTCGAAGAAAAAATAAAAATTACTCTATAGAGGTTTATTGGGGGAAGGTAAGGGGGTCAAATATAAACCTCCACCCATCTTGCCTTTCCCCACTAAACAATAAAAAAAATGGCGATAAATACAGATTACAGGGGATTACCAACTCCTTCATATGGGACATTTTCCTATTCGCAAACAGCAACAGGTTCTATTTTGGCTAAAACAGGAGCAGGCAGGTTTAGGAGTTTAATTATTTATGGCGTAGGCTCTGGGGCTTGCACAGTTTCAGTTTATGATTATACTTCCGCCACAGCTGGCTATGAGATAATCAATGCTATGGCTACAGGAAGCACCGCCTCAGTCATCAACTTAGGGGTTGATTTGCCGTTTGAGACAGGGCTGTTTGTGGGAAGCACAGGAAGTGTTCAGGGAATTGTGACCTATTATTAAAATGAACAGGGAGGAGGTTAAAATCTATCTTAAAAGGCAGGAGGAAAAACTGGCTGAAATGAAAGATTATGAGAAAGCCCTTGCTATACAGATTGAGATAGAGGAAGCAAACCTAAGCCCAGAAGCCAAGCTGGCGGCAAGGGAGGACTTAAAAAAGAATGCAAGGATAAAAGAACTGGAAAAGAAGGTAGCTGAACTGACTGATAAACTTGGATTACAGGAGGAAAAAAAGGAAAGGATAAAAGAGATAACTTCTTACAGGGAGAGGGAGGAAGGCAAACTGAAAGAAGTTTTATCTTACAAAGAACCATTATTAAAACAAAAGCAAAAAGATGAAAAAGAAGCGGAAGAAGCTAAAGCAAAAAAAGAGGAAATCCTCAGGGGGATTGCTGATAAGATTTTTGAGG